CGGCGGCGCGCGGCGAGGATAGTGCATCCTGCACCTCGGTGAGAAGCGTGGTCTCGTTGCCGATGGTGCTGAACCCGTCGGGGCGGATACGGCGTGCAGGGGTGTCGACGGCCTTCGCCGGCCAGCCGAGCACGGTCGCGAAGTCGCGCATGTTCGGTGGCACGGAGATGCCGAGCTGCGTGACGTTCTGGTGCGCGTCGTAAAGGCGCGTGCGCAGGTGGTTCCGGCGGCGCTTCTCGGCAATGGTGTGGAGGAGACGTCGGAACGTCTTGAGCTCGTCGCCCGTGAGGGCATTCGCGAGCGCCATCAGCTACCTCCTACTGGCGGATCGTCGTGATCTCGACTTGGCGCCAGGTACGCGGCGCGTTGTTTTGGCAGCCCAGTGGGCGAACGAAATTGCTTCGACGGGGGTTTCGTCACCGTCGGGAGTGGTGGAGTACCAGCCCCAGGAGCCGTTCTTGCCGCGGAACATGCGGTCGGTAATGGCGATGGATCGTTCGAGTTCGTCATCGTCGTCGGCGACGGGGTGCGTCGCCGTTTCCGAGGTGATCGCTTCGACGAGCAGTGGGCCCGAGGCGAAGTATTCGATCGAGTTCATCTCGTGGATGAACAGCTCGGGCACGCCTTCTTCGATGAGTGCTTGCTTGAGGGCAGCTGCGCCGGCTTTGCCGCAAATTGCGATCATCGCGGTGTTCTTCCACCGTTCGGCGAGCCAGCGCGCGAGCGGCCGCACGCCCTCGTCCATCGGCCCGGAGTACGTGCCGATGAGCTCGAGGTGGATACCGGCCGCGTGCTTGAGCGAGCCGGCGACCGATTGGCGCATGCCGTCGCGTGAGAACGCGACGCCGAACGAGCGAACGCCCTCGGCGGCGACGTGGTCGACGGCCGTTGCCTGCCACCGCTCTTTGCTGATGTGGCGGGTGCCGGTGCCTTCTTCGTCCCAGATGCCGAGACCGTCTCTGCGGAACGCGGCCGGGTCGTTGAGTTGATCGCGCATGCGCAGAATCGACTCTTCTGGCGTGCGACCGGGGTACGAGGGGTTGGCCTTGCGCCACTGCGCACGATCGTCGAGGTCGGCGTTCGAGTCGGCGCCGATCTCGACGTAGAGGCCGTTGTAGACCGTCGAGGGGTCGTCGGCGCGTTCACGGGCAATAGAGAGCGCTCGCTTGCGCCGTGCCTTGAACACCTCCGCTGGGTCTTCGGGCTGCGGCGGCGTGCCCATGTAGATGATGAGCGGGTTCTTGACCGTGTTCGCGGCCGGCACCATGTCGTTCACGGCGCGCTGTGAGAGAATCTGTGCCTCGTCGAACACGACGATCGCCACACCTGGGATACCGCGACCGAACCCATGCTCGCGGGCACCAAACAGGATGCGGCTGCCGTTGCGGAACTTGATCATCTGCTGGCCGTTGCCGAGGCGAACCTGCTCGATGTACGGCGCGATCTGCGGTCGGCGAGCCATGGACGCGAGCGAGTCGAACGTCTCATCGGTGGTCTTCGAGTGGTGCGCCGTCCACAGCACTTTCGTGCCGGCCGTGAGGATGCACAGCGCGAAAATAATCGTGCCGAACGTGAACGTCTTGCCGAGCTGGCGAGGCGTCGAGACGGTGATGCCGGTCACGCCGGCGGCGTAGAGGCCCGTCTTGCGCTTCGCGAGCGTCGCTTGGCCGAGGCTGGCCTGCCAGTCGTCGTGGACGACGCCCATGCGCTTGCACTGTGCTGCGACCGCCGGGTAGCCGGTCGAGGTGATGCCGGATGGCAGCACGAGGTGCTTCGCAACCTCAGAGAGACGACGCTTCGAGGGCTTCGTCTTCGACGTCGTCGGCATCGGCGAGCTCCTCCTTCAGACGCAGGCGCTCCGCCGAGATGCTCTTGCGGAGTTCCTCGAGGCGCTTCGAGAGCGCAGCGAGATCACGGCTCGAGCAGTTCGGGTCGGCGATCTGTGTCGCGATGCGGTCGCGCAGCGCCATGAGCAGCTCGAGCTCGGTGCCCTCTTTCGCTGCGACGTCGACCGTCAGCTGACGAGGGTCGAGTGGGTTGCGGCGCTCGTTAGGTTCGACGGCCCGCAGGTGCCGGGGGCTCGCCCGCTTGACGCGCTTCTGCGACGCGTTCTTGCGGCACCGGTCGGAGCAGTACTTGCGACGTCGGTCGTTCTTCGGGAGGGGATCACCGCAGTCTGGGCAGCGGCGCATGGGATCACCTCCGGAAGATTTCTCCCGTCATGGCGATGAATCGGGAATGGGTGTAGAACTCGACGCCGGCCTTGACCTGCGCCGGCTGCTCGGGAGCTGAG